ATGGTGTATATTCCAGACAAAGCGTAGAAGTCGTAGTGCCCGAAGTTGTCTGCGGAGATAGGCTGAGAAATCGGTGCCAAGCCTGCGGGGTCGGAGAATATACTGGCCAGAGGACTAGGAGGAAGAGCAGCTACATTCGCCGGTTGTGGGGCACATACATAAATCTGAGCGCCAGCTAAGGCTTGCCCTAGTGGACTTTTCACCCACCCGTCCATTCTATAAAGATTGTTCATGTATTCTCCTTAAATCCAGCCCATGAATTGATTGTTTGTATCGTGCTGCCCAGAGCTTCCAAAAGGATGCCTATGGAAGTCTATAGTTTGCATGCGTTTCACAACTGCGTTTTTCAACTGATGCATCTGTTCTTTGGCTTCCCCAATCAAATCGGGAAGCCCGGGGGTACCTAGCATACGGCTATACATGACCGCAACCTTATAAGCGAGAGCATCGGTACAGTCGTAAATAGGAACGTACGTGGATGCAAAGTCCAGAGTAGCGCTGTAGAACGTGGGGAGTGTTCCCCAATACCGCAAGCGAAGATCGTTGGTCTGTGTGCTGCCCACCATCCACAATTGATTATTACGAAATTCCCATTCTATAAGCGAGGGCTGTTGCGGGCGCGAACCTAAGCCACCTTGAGGCTGTCGCATTTGCACGAAGGTGTTGTTGGTGCCTGTCTGACGTTCCCATACCTTTTCAAGACTCAGCATATTGCTAGGAAGAATAAGATTGGGCCAAATCTCTGTGCCATCAAAGTACCCATTCTGGGAGATAAAAACCTGCGTAGCAGGGTCCGGCATAGCAAGCCCGTTAGCTCCGTTCACCGGGGTTATACCAGAGATGATATAGTTGTCATAGATGAGCGTAGGATCACCCACGTTACGCAGTTCCCGATACAACGCGCGTATCGCAGAATTCAGAAAAGGCTGCACGAAAGGAGATATTTGTGGGCTATTGGTGAATATTTGCCCCTCTCCAGAAATTCCGTTTATTCCAGCTTGAGTATCGTTTATTAAACTGCGTACGAGGTCACAAATTGTTGCTAATGAGGTATCTTGCATACCTGCTAAATTTCCATTGATCGTTGGTGAAGACAAGATGATCCTCCTGAAATACGAATAGCAGGCTCAGGGTGTTCCCCCGAGCCTGCGTAAGATTACATGGCACCCTCTGAAGCCACTTTTCAACGTGACTCAGAACGCTTACACAGCGGCTCTTTTGGGTGCCAAGCTCTGTTGCTGAAATCTATAGTCTATAACTTTATTGTACTTTTTTCCATTACAGACTCTGCACAACGGTTGAATATTCCATATCCAACTTGTGCCTCCCTTAGAAATAGGTATGACATGATCTGCCTCTAGTGGCTTTTTCTTTTTACAACACAAACATCTAAATCCAGCCTCTCGGCAAAGCCAGAGCCATTGTTCTATTGTAAAGTGCCCACCAGCCTGAGTCTTTCTAGCCCTTCTTCTACTACTGGCCATCCTAGTATATCCTAAGGTCTTCCCTCTTGCTTTTCTTGTGTTCCTAATCTTTTTACGGTTACGTTTATAATAAAGTCTCTGTTCTTCCCTATGCTCTTCCAAATGAGACTTACGCCATCTCCTCCTATAACATGGATCACATAAACCGTGTTCTTTATGATCCCTGTCTGGATGACAAGTCGGTATTGTTCGTGGTCTTGGTTTTCTTTCGTAAACTCCTGATGGCATTTTTCCTCCAATAAAGGTCGAACAGAGGATGTATTGGGCATCCCCTGTTCTAGCCCAGACTGATCAAGGTCTGAGATTTCTTACAGTTCTTCTTCTGTTGGTATGGTGCTTTTAACTGCCTTGGGTGCAAGTGGCTTCAAGCCCATTGTAGTGCGGGCTCCTGCCATGTCATCAAAGCCTTCTGCACCTGCGTCAATAGCTTGCTGCAAGGTTTTAGCGCCTGCACGTACTGTCCTGGTCCAATCCAAAACGCACAGACCGCCATCTTCCAACTTGTGAAAAGCAACGCCCTGCTTAATGCGCTCCCCACACATGGGGCAGTCCATTGGCCTACTACGACGACCGTGCCATGAAGTTTCAATTCCAAAATAATCAGCCGCGACGTGGGCTTCCGGCCCGAGTGCTTCTAAGAGTCCCTTAGGATCAGAAGTTTCCATCGCCTTCATTTTTTCAAGTACAGAATTGAAGTGCTTTTCCATGCGCTGTGTGGCTTCTTTAATTTCTTGCTCTGTAGGCGGGTTGTTCAAGGACCAGAATACTCCACGTTGTCCAAGATTGTTCCCGATATTGGTAGGTTTTGCGGTGACTGTATTCTGGTCCAAACCTAGGTTGTCTGGGTTTATAATGTCCATACAAACCCTGCGGGTGTCCAGAAGCTGCGTGCTAATCTCATCGGTGTCCACGCTGCCCTGAGGGGCAAGCAGAGGGCTCGGCAGGCGAGCCGCAGTCGTATAGGTTTCCCCACGCGTACGCCCCGGGATGTGGATGTTGGCAAATAGCGGTGGACGGAACACATCAAACGACTGCTCGGACACGTTGTACAGATAAACCCAGAAATCAGGCTTACGACTGTAGAGGTAGTCCTGCATAGTGTAATTGAAATTCCGATTGTTGGCCTTGGTCATGCTTTCGCTAAGGTCGGTGCGTTGTAACGGCGAAGTCATCGTTGGTTCCATGAGTCTTGTTCTCCTTGAGTCTTCTCTGAGTCTATTTTATTGTTGGATCAATGCTATGAGAACTGAGTCCTTTCCCTAGCATTCGTGCATTGGCTACCATCTTATTCCAATGGCGGCTCATTTTTTCTACCTTTCGATCTATGAGAGATGTTCTGCACCCTTGGCGGGCATAGGAAACCGGCCCTTTAAAGGCAAGTTTAGCGTCTCTCAAACAGTCCTCAATCATATCTGTGTCGGCTTTATCTTCTGCCTCTTTCAAACCCTTCATTGCAGCCATGGATTTTTCATAAGAAATATCTTTGGCCTCCAGAATAATTGGAACCACGGAGTCTAATATGAAAGAATTCAGAGGCATCGCTTCTACTACAAATTTTCCATCTATCATGGCTCGATAAGACATGTTAAAAAGTACACGGTAACGTCCGAAGTACGGGTACTCTGCTAAATCCTGAAGATTTGTCTCGTCATCGTGTGTGGATATATAATAGGATTCGGGACTTCCAAACTCCGTAGCATCATGCCACTGAAGCAATAGCCACGCAGGAGTTCCATTTCCTAAGAGAAGATCACGGTACCCAATGAAACTCGGCTGACCCTCGACGTGCCAGTGACCTCCCGCTCTATATAAACCTTCGGGTTGCCCGCCCTGCCCCCACACACATCGAAATAGTGGCTCGTCAAATTTGTTTACGCCCCCAATTTCTGTGAGTTTATCTTGAAACCAAGAGGGACATTCGTAAAGCTCATATGAGTCTGTTTGGTTGCTCATTGTTCTGAGCCTCCTGAACTTTCAACTTAGCGCGTGCTTCAACCATTTGTAGTTTCTTGGCCTCCACGTAGATTTCCATTTCTTCTCTGCTTACTTTTAATTTCACTTCGCAAATGAAGTTCAAAATTAGGGCTGCGGTATCCGCCATCCCCATCAGCTCTGCATCATTAGCGGCTAATTTATTGAAGATTTTCTGCAACTCTCTACGGGTTATTTGCGCTGGTTCGTCCCAAAACTTTTCGTAAGGTTGTTTTATAAGTTCACTCATTATTCACCACCCTACGTTCCACGGTGCGTATATCCTGTACTCGAACAATGCGAATTCCTTGCTCAGTACTCTGATAATTAACTCCAATGGAGTCACAAATTGCTTCGGCTTTAATATTGAAAGTTTCTGGCATCTTCTCCGACCCATAATCCCCGTATATAACCTTATCTCCGGGCTTTACAAGCTCTGACATCGGAATTTTGACGCCACTCACGACTACCCACTGTCCAGACAACAAAACTATGCCTACATTTGAGTGCTGACGGTATTTGCTTGTGCTGATTAAGCCTGTAGTCTTGTTTCTGGTCGATCCATCCTCTAAAAGCTCCTCATTTGGATCATCTGAGATAACCATAACCAAAATTCGATCCATCAGCGTCTGCATAGGCTCAAATTCGGGTTCTGGGTATTTCTTAGGAGCCTCTGCCTTCACTGGAGCAGGCGCTGTAGCCTCTGACAAGTAGTTATGACGGTGATCTGCTACGGAAAACCCCGCATCCAGCCCTACTTGGAGTGCTACGGGAGTCAAATCAGGCAGACGATCACCGTTTTCACGCTGCGCGTGATATAAGTCATACTCCGCTTGGCTGAGTCCGTACTTTTCCATCACTTCAGCTACGGACATAAACACTGTGTCTTGCTCAAAATCTGAAACAACAGAGCCTGCCCCGACAAATGCTGCAGACTTATCTCCTCGCGCTAACTTATCTCCCACTGGCATACTGAGTCTCCTTATGAGTAAGGGTCTTTCTAAAGTCTAAAGTTCCGTCTTTCTTGCTTGAATTACAAGGCTGACACAACGGCTGAATATTGCTGATGTTACTAGTGCCGCCCCTAGATACTGGGATCACATGGTCAGCTGTTAGTTTCTTGTGCTTTCTACAGCACAGACAGCGGTTACCATATTTTCTACACAAGGTTTTGAATTCTTCAACAGTAAAAGAGCCCCCTGCTCCAGTTTTTCTAGTCCTATATCTCTGGTCTTTAGCTCTTTTCTTATCTGGGTTGTTCTTGGCCCATTTTAGAGACTTGTTCCTGTCTCGATCTGGATGGTCTTCCCTATACTTGGCTTGTTGGTCTCGATGCTCTTGTGGATTCTCTTTCCTCCAACGTGCCTTGTAGATTCTTTGGTAGGCTTTTTTCTCTTCTGCTGTCTGCAAAGAAGTTCTCCTGAGTCTTGCCACAGGGAGGGGCTAGGTTTCCAAGAATCCTACCCCGTACTCCTGTGTTTAGCGCCTGTGCCTAAGCTTGGGGCTGGAGCGGGCGATGCCATGATGTGCTGACGTTGAGATAGTCGGCAGCTGCATGTAGTTCTGGGGTAACTTCGTCCTTGAGAGAATTTGGTATGCTTGCTTCTTCTACTGCTTTGATCTTCTCCAAAAGATTTTTGTAGTGCGTCTCCATACGCTTAACTGCCGCATCCACCTCTTCCTTCTTGGGTGGGTTATTGAGTGACCAGAATACACCCTGCTCACCAAGATTCCTGCCGATGCCTGTAGAATAATGAAGCTTTGCATCCTGATCTAGCCCTAGGTTGTCAGGATTGATCAAATCCATGGCTAGGCGTTCCCCACGCATGGGCACGGCTGTGATCTCCCAACTGTCAGTATTATATAGAGGTATCTGAACTATGTTGGGCAAGCTGGCTACCATGATATAGCGCTTGCGTGTCTTGTTGCCCCAGATAGTCACGTTGCGCAGGACTGGGTGCTCTACCTTGAAAGTTTGTCGGCTGACGTTGTATATCCACACCTTGTATGTAGGCTTGGCCGCTAGATTGAAGCTCTCTGTGTTCAAGAAGTACTGATGGTTATTGGCATCGGTCATCGCCTTGCCATGTGGACTGTAGTCATTGGTGATCTTGCAGCTGGCTACTAAGGGTTCTTCTTTCTTGGCTTCAATCTCTTCCAATTTCTTACACCACCTGAGGTACAAAGCGCGGGCTTCTTCCTCGTTCGTAGGGAAAAGCGTGCCTTCAACCTCTGCACCCAAGTCTTTCAGTATTGCCTCAACATTATTTTCTACGATGGTTGTCCAATAATGCTCTTTAGGAAGTTCACTACAAGTCCTTGCTGTCTTCATAGGCCAGAAGACGATGATGAGTCCTACCACAAAAATTGCTGCTGGTGTCAAATACTGAAGCATTCTGAGTCTCCTTCTGAGTAAGGGGTAAAATTTGTCACAGGGAGGGGCATCAGTTCCCAAGAACCCGGCCCCGTACGCCTGTGTTATGCGCCTGCGCCTAAGCTTGGGGCTGGCGCGGGCGAACTTTACTTTGATATTTCCCTAGTCATGCTGGTCATGACTTTCATAGTCACAGCATCCACATCGGATTGCTTCACTGCGATGTAGCTCTCTCCGTCTATTGTAACAAAGCGAGCCGGTATACCGCCAAACGTCATCGCTGGTATTCTTTTAGTCCATTCTTCCCATGTTCCTGTAGTCATTCTGAGTCTCCCTCGGCGTTAGTCGGATACTGCTTCTCTTCTCTGATAATTTCAATTTCCTTACCATCTTTGTTCAGATATTTCTGATGATGTGCCACAGGCCCATCACACACTTGACATACGCCGGAGATTGCTCCGTGATTGTTGGCTGTGTGGTCGCTAATCAACTTGAGCATGCTGAGTCCTCCTGAGTCGAATACTGCTTCAAATATTTCAACGCTCGGTACGTCCATGAGTCTTGACGCACTGAATTTCTTAGGTAAATCTCCGAGTTTTCGTAGTTGGTGAAGTCTCTCATCAAATGCTCAAGGTAACCCAGAGAAGTGTTACAAGCATCACAGAGCAAACCTCTGACACATTTTCCACAGGTATATCGAGTACCTACACATGGGCAACAAGCATGGTCATGGTCAACGTGGAATCTGCGTTCTCCTGGTTCTGCTGGGCATAAGGCGCAGTGTCCACCTTGGGTTGCCAAGGTTTCTTCGTACCATTCTGGGGTACGCTTGAATCTTTGAGAAAGTCTGCGCTCATTGCAAATTCTGCTGCGCTCTTCTTGGGGTTTGGAATGCCAATGCTTAGATGCTCTACGCCTTGCGATTTCTCCCTTTTCAGGGTCTTTACGAAGCATTCTCTGAATCTCTTTCACGCACTCAATACACTGCGTATGAAATCCTGTCTTCGTGTTGTTGTGCTTATAGAAAAACTCCTCGGTAAGAGGTTTATCCACACTGCATTTGGTGCATTTCATTTGTGATCTCCTCGAAAGATGCGTAGGGAGATATTCGAGGTATCTCCCTGCGCGGTGCCTTGACCGTCGCCAAGACACAAACTATTCTGAGTAAGAATCCTGCTGCAGCAAGATTCAAACCCAAGGTTCCTCTGCAGAAGAACCTAAACACTAACGACCATAGATCATATGGTCGGAACAGCGGCGTTCTGAATGTCAGTGATGTTGCGTTCAAATCGTTACCATTTGAACTCTTGCAGTTACCTGCAAGCTCAGACTATATCATCATCCTTAGGATGTCGAGTGCTTCGATCTCACTTGAGACCTACTCCCTTGCGGGATAGTCGTTGCACCTTCCGCTGTAAAGCGGCTCGGCTCAGGATTGACCCATTGGGTGTTTCCCTGAATTCTCTCGATGCTCATTCAACCATTCCTGATTGAAGCTGCTATTTTGCTAACAGACCTGCTCTCGGGGCCGCATTGGCCAGGTTAAAGCAAGTGTTGTACGCGAACATGTGCGAGGTCAAGTAACTCGCGGTACCTGTTACCGAGCTGATGTCGGGCACAGGAGCCACGACGTTCCCTCCACCGAAGTCATACAGCTCCAGAGGAGAAAGCTCACCGATGTACCAGTTGTCAAGAACCAACAGGTCCATACGGTTGTTGATCGCGGTCCACGACTTGTGGTACTTGCGGCCACCGAAGGTGTCCGAGAAGTACTTACGAGCCATGTCCATCGTCTTGTCGCCCTTGACTTCCTGTGCGTTCACGATCTGAACGTTGTACATCAAGTTCGACTGAGCAAATGCCTGCTCGGGCGGGCCGTACCAGATGCCGCTCTTGATAGAGTCTGCATCGGGACCCAATGCACGGCCAAGCAGAACCTCTGCACGCTGTGCAATACCTGGGGTAATCGCAGCGCCGTTGAGGTTAATCGTCGGTGTGCTCAGACGCCCAGGGTAAGACGCGCGGTTCAAGCCCGCGATGGTACCGGAGTTCGAGTTCACGTCCCAAGCCTTGATGCCGAGGACTGATGCGCCCGTTCCGTATGTCGCGCCGTTCACAACCACGTAGTCGGTGACAACCACGTCAGTTGGAAGAGCGGTGCTGAAGTACAGGGTGTTAGCGGTGCCATCGACGTACGAGATCGTTGCCGAAGACGTAGTGCCGGTGCGCTTCACGCCAGCTGTGCTATAAAACGACACAACTTGCTGATCACTGAACGCCACTGCGACGTTCATGCCAACAATGCTGGCCGTCTGTGCACCAGTACCTGTACCGAAGGATGCTGTGCTGGGGATCTGGTCAATCATTCCCGACCCGTCGCTATTAATTAATCCTTCAATTCCTTGCATAGCTGCATCCAAGGAATTTTTCATCTCTTGTGCTTTACAATTTTTGTTACCGTATTAAATACGGGTACGACATTTCTGCCGCACTCTGCATATCACTATGCAGTTCGGACTATATCATCACCCTCTATTTTAGGGGTCTCGCGTGTAGTCTCTACGGGTCTAGTAGAAGCGCCAGAGTAGACACCATTAAGGGACATCATTTTCTTCCTTAATTCATCTCTCTTTACATTCACTTCTGGGTTCAGAGCTGTGCCTATACGTTCTGCTTGGTACGTTTTGCAGAATTCTAAGACTACCAGCGCCTGTTCCTTTTTAACAATGAGGTAGGGCAGAATGCCTAACGTAAACTTTTCGATGTCCTCATGGCTCGTCCTGAACCACGAGTACCTAGTCTTGTATTTGGGATTTCTGTTCTCGTTGCTGCCTGTGAGAACTTTACCCCCGAAAGTCTTGGCTATCCAATCCATAACACCTTTGTGGGTGTTGGTGACTGAGATCATGCATTTGTAGGTTACGTACTTCTGCTTACTTCCGTCCCGTTTCCTTTGAATAGAGAAGGTTTTGACGATAGAGAAGGAACCTTCCCCATCCATGAAACCTGCTAAATACGAAAACTTCGACTGTTTTGTCATTACTATCTTCCCTCGGGATTGTCTGATTTACTGATTTTAGTATACCACAGTTTCCCCGATATAGCGAATTTTTGTTGCTTCTACTTGCCTGCAACAGCCGCTAAAGCTTTATACTCAACGGCAAAAAGACCCTTCTGTTTGCTGTCTGTGGAAGCCTGAGCTAACCACGAGATTTCGCACACGTTGAACAGATAAACGGGTGCCAGCGCGAACGATGCCCACTGCGAGCCAGTGCCACGGCCCATAGCGTCTGCGTTACCAGTTCCTTGCGAGATTGCCGCGCCAGACTGCACACGGAAAGGTACACGGAAGGATGCACGGACGGTGCCGCCAGCGTTTGACTGGTTGGACACGGGGATATTTGTTGCTTCGGCCTTGAAAAGGCTATAGGCGGTTGTGCCATGGAAAACAAGATCCTTTATTCTGTTACCTGCAAAATAGAATTTCTCTTTTTCTCCCAGTAAGCAATTTTTGCTATGCTTAACTTTTGTCTGTGTTCATCAGAGAATTCTCTACCAAGATGTGCTTCTCTCATCTTTTGCTTTGTTTCTTCAGAATGTTTTCTTCCTAAAGACCTAAAGTTGTTTTTAAGAGATTCACTTATTTTCTTCTTGGCTTCTTCAGTATGCTTAAACTTTGATCCTGCATGACCTATTAAACCTGCGCTTATTTTAGCCCTTGCCTCAGCGCTCATCTTTCTGCCATGCATGACTCCTGTCCCTCCCAAACTGATATTGTATCCATCTGGTCGGACAGTGCTTAAAGTGTTGATGTAGAACCTCTCAACAGCGTCCAAGGAAGTTTTGTCCACACAGACATTCAATACTTCTGTTGTGAAGTTTTCCTTCCCGTACTTTTCTATAGCAAGATGAAGGTAGCTATTGTACTTCCTTCTTCGTTTCCCTACAGAATCGTATATGTGTTCCGTCCACCTCTGAGCCAAAGTCTTGGTGGTTTGTCCCACATACGCCATACCGTTTATAGTATTAGTGATTTTGTACACTATACCTTGCATATTTCCTCCGTGTAAAGGTCGAGAAGGGAGAGGTACACGCCTCTCCCAACTCTGACTCTGGATTCGAGGTCCAGAGATGCTTAGAAATTTTGTGGTGCAGTCATTTCTGCTGCACTCTCATGGTTGTTGTTCCCATGAGAACGGACTATCGCATAGCCTTTCGGCTCCCTCTCGCTTAGTCTCTCAGGCTGCTTTCGCTTGCCCCTTGTTGCCGTTTCAGGTTTCAAGTCAATCAGAGTGGGTTTTTAATCCCCAATTTTGTTTAGGGATTTCCTTAGCAAACTTTTTCAATAAGGAATTGTAGACGCCTTTGCTATTGGGTAGCGTCTAGTTCGACTGCTTCAACAGCCATGTTGTTACGTATTACGTACGGGTTAGTCATTTCTGCTAACCTCTCACAGTTGTGTTCC